AAGTTGTATTGTGTATATACAACTTACTTATATTATTGTTTAATCCCGATTCATTTATTTTAAGATATCCAGTGCCAGGATTAGATTCAACTGTATTATTTGAAAATCTATAGACATACCCAAATGGGGACCCAGCTTCTCCAGCAGGGCCGCTTGCGCCTGTGGCACCTTGAGGACCTGTAGATCCGGTAGGCCCAGTTCCACCACCACCAGTTCCCGCTGGTCCTGTTGCGCCTTGTGCGCCTGTAGCACCTTGAGGACCTTGAGGGCCCGTAGCACCTGTAGCTCCATTCCCGCCCGCCCCTGTTGCGCCAGCGCAATCAATTTCAACTAAACCTCTTGGTACACCGTATTGATCACAACCAATAGCAACAGGTCTTCCCGTACATGGAGTAAGATTTGTCATAACTATTTACTAATTTATATCAGTCTTCCTCTTCCTCGTCCTCTTCTTCTTCCTCTTCATCACCTTCATCACCACCCTCAACTTCTCCATCACGATCTATATCTCCGTCCATTGGGGCTTCTTCTTCCTCTGAGAATTCAGGTTCAATTTCACCTTCCATCTCGTCTCCCATTTCATCTCCCATTTCGCCCTCTTCTCCAATCTCACCCTCAGTTCCTAGTTCACCTTTTATTGAACTTAGAAGATCTTCTATTCTTAAAACTATATCATTTATCTCATCAGTTACCATAGGCTCACCAGTCTCTTCTTCTGGTGGTAGTTCTTCTTCCGCTGGCATTTCCTCTGGTGGAACTTCCTCTGCTGGCATATCGCCTTCTTCTGGCATTTCCTCTTCAGCAGAAACTTCTTCCGCAGCCTCTTCAGCCGCTCCCATTGGCATTTCTTCTTCGCCCTCGCCATCCATACCAGCCTCAGGCTGTGGAATTATGCTCGGAGCTTGCATTGGAGCAGCACCATCGGCACCAGTTGGTTGACCGCCTAAAGCTGGCTTTAGCATCTTTAGTATAGAACCAATCTTTCCTAAATCATCGGCAACTTGAGTAAAATCAAGATACTGTAGCAAATTAGTTTCATTTAATTGTTTCTTGTATCCTGCTGAATGGAAAAGTTCATTTAAGAAGTCAGCAACATCTATTGACTCGGCACCATTTTTATCTTTTAGCGATTCAGCTAACTCAAATAATGTTTGCTTTATTACTGAGTTCTTTGGTGCAAGTTTAGCCATACTAGCTAAAATTACCATTTCAGTTTTTAGAAGATTGTTAAATGTTGGAACTTCATTTAGATTATTAACATTTATACCGTACTTCTCATTTAATATGTTTATTATATAACCCTTTACTGGCTTCTTCATCTCAAATATTGTTGAGACAAAAGAAATAATATCTTTGTTTGAAATTTTAACATCAGATAAACCAACAGAGTTTTCTATAATGTTTGTTAGTTGCTTTTTCGTAGCTAAAGCAAAATATGGAATCTTAGAAATAACTTCAGCAACTTTCTCTTCAATCTTTGATCTCTTCTCATAAATTAGAGAAGCTAAATCTGAAATTAATTCGTTATTAGCCCAAGTCGTATCAAAATTTTCTTTTGCCTCTAGCAATTCCTTTGCAATTAATTCTTGCTTGCAAAGATGGTCATATATTGAACTCTCGCTTGAAGTCTTAACTGTAAAAGTCTTAGATTCAGCTAGGCTCTCTAAAGTTATCTTTGGTATATTAAAAGCTTTTGATACAACTGAAGATAGCTTTAACCCATTCTTAATTTCTGCAATATTTCCTATATCTTTGTTCTCTTTTAGGAATTCAACAATCTTGTCCTTCATTTCCATTACCTTTTGGAACTGAGGAGTGCTAATTATCTTTGTATCAGTGCCAAATCTCTTTATCTTATCGCTCAATCTCTCCTTTATTCTCTCATAGGAAAGCTTAGTCTCAAATAAGTTTAATATTTCATCAAACTGATTTTCGGCTGAGTGGTAGTCACTTTCTAAGAGATTTGATAGAAGAACTGATACTTTCTTATCTGTTAACTTATCAAAAGTCTCTCTATCCTCAAGTATGGAAGAATCGTCAACCTGAATATTAGTTAACTTTAAACTTGGCTTGAATGAGTAGTTAGCATTAATAACGCCACCAGACTCCGTTACATAGGTAACTTTGCCATTCTCGACATAAAATAGTTCAACATTCTCTCTTAATGATCTAGCTAGGTAATCGCCAATCTTAATGAGATTTGAGAACTCTTTTCCACGACTTTCAATTAAATTTGTTAACATATAAATATTCTGTTCTAAGTTTATTTAGACTCTTTTACTTTGGCACTTTTATTAAAATCAATTTCATTATACTTTAGATCTTTAATTATATTTAATAATTCCTTCGATCCATTAGATTCTAAAATTAAAGTTTCAAGTTCACTTAAATTAATGCTTTCTACCTGTGTTGGAGGGGTATTCTCCCCAGCCTCTTGCTCAACTGGTGGGGCTGGGGGTGCTCCTGGCCCTGCTGGTGCTCCCATCCCAGGCTGTTGGGGCATAGCAGCATTCATAGCCATTTGTTGGTTCATTTGCTGCTCCATCTGTTCTTCAGCTTCTTCCAGAAGCTTATCTTTTATCTGCTTAATTTGATTGTCATTTAATTGATAGTAATCCTTGTAAATCTTATCTACTGGGAATATACCTAAATTCTTAACAGCCCCTACTACTAATGCTTTTTGTTGGTCTAAATCTAGTTGTCTCTTGAGAGCCATATCAGATGGGGCTGGGAGTTTGATCTTAAGCCCTTTAATTACGCTAACAGGATAACCTTTTATCATAAGATGTCTGTGAGCGATTGTCTCTAGCCCTACTTCAATTGATTTTTGTATTCTAGTTACTACTCTAGCAAACTTAACATCCAATTGAGCTAGGTTAGCCTTTCTATCTGGGGCTTGATCTTTCTCAACGATGTAATCCTTTGGGATCTTTAGCGCAGCAAGTAGCTTATCTCTAAAGTACTTTACGTCATCTACCTCTCCAAGATTCTCTGCTCCTGGCAGAGTTTCAATCTTAGTGCCAGAGCCTTTTCCATTTACAGCAATAAAGAAATCCTCGTCTGCTGATAATGGATTGTAACTCTCTTCAATGTTACCAGTAGTTCTATTGAAGAATTTACTCTTCTTGAACTTATCCATCTGATTCTTGATATGCATCTCAGCTTTTGAGGATGGCAAAGAGCCAGTATCCATGTAGAAGATTCTTCTCTCTGGTGCTCTTGTTAATCTGTAAATTAACATCGCATCTTCCATCATCTTTAGGCTTTTGTAAATAGTTCTTGCACCAGAAGCTATTGATTTACCGTATGGATAATGCGATGGATCAGAGGTATGTAATCTAAAATGTACAATTTGTCCTGGGTCTAGTGGAATTACTTGGTTATTTTCTAATCCATCACCTAGCCCGCCATAGGTAGTCCAATCCTTTTTAGATGGAACTTCTTGCAAGAAATTAGTTAAATATCCGAACTCATCTTCAACTCTGAAGATGTAGTTTGGGTTTAGGATTTTTATTCTTTGAATACCTTTCTTTATTTCTGATATATCAACAACTAACTCTAAGAAGTTGTCGCCATATTTTACTGTATTTCTTACAATATCCCATAAAAGTCTATCTAACTCTATTCTATCAAACAATTCATTTACTTCATTCTTAGCATCTTCATTTGGAGTTAGAATTTGCCACTTAGTACCATCCATATTTTCTTGTGAGCAATCGTCAGAGTAAATATCAAAGGCTGACCCTATCTCTGGGTATCCATCCATATCCTCATATTCTTTGTATCTTCTCTTTCTGTCGTGCTCAACTTGTGGTAATATTGGATAGTGAGTTTTTTCGTGCGCGAGAACTCCTACTTTTATAACATCCCTTGATTGCAGGGTGTCACCATGAAGTGCCTGTGCGGGTCTTATTTTTGGTGGTAAAGCAGGATCTTTTAACTGATTATCAGTAGTCGCTTCCTTACCAATATAAACACCCTTAGAGAAGAATTTGGCAAAGAACTTACCTACCCTTCCAATAGGGGCAAACCACGGATTATTTGTATCCGCAAACTCAGTAAAACCTTCTCTTATTTGCCTATTAGCCATTTATAATCTTCAATTGTTACTCTGCCTGTGGCAGTTATCGCTTTATATTTATATCTAGCCGCAAGGGTAGATGGGTTGTTATTATTAATATTATCCATTAAACCGTCCCTTTCAATTAAAGAATTAGATCTTAACTGATTAAAACTGTGGATACACATAGCAAAAGCCATAATTAAGTCATCATGACAGTTAGTATCAGCCTTAATTTTATTTGTATCTACATCTATAACGAAAGTTAATAATTCGTCAACTAATCGCTCAGAGTTAATTTTAACTCTATTGGATCTAATACAATGCTCCATATCAGCCAAAAGATTTTCTCTATTCTTTTGGGTAATCTGAATACCTATCTCACGAGTCTCATCCATCACCAGATTTTCGTACTCTAAAGTTTCTTTTAAGAAATAAATTAAGTTATTTCCAATTCCATTACGTTCGCTTAAAACATAAGCCGTATTATAGAGTCTTGCCTCGTCCACAATAATTTTAGCGAACTCATTGATAGGGGTGCGGTTGGAGTAAAACTCCGCTACTTGTTCTCCATTGTAAAGGTCGATTATATGGAAAGCTGAATAATCTCTCTCACGACCAATAGAAGGGTCACAAGCAAGAATGTAGTCATGATACGGGACCGGATCCTTCCATATACGCATCTTATTATTATATTTGATTCCATATTCACGATTGCAGTTCTCCTTTAGCTGTCTTAGTATTTCCCCGTCAATGTAAGTTTCGCCAGTTCCAAGGAAATTTGCTTCATATTCTTGTAGCCACTCTTTGAGACTCAAGTTTGATCTAGTATTCTTCTCCCAATCATCAATATTGACAGGAGGCTCATACTTCATCATCTTTTCATATAGATGTTCATAGCCTTTCTGCCTGAAATATTCTGGATGTTCTTTCCATGTAATGTCGATTGCGTTGAAATTGTTTTCACCGTTAATAGCTTGTGTATACATTTTGTGAAACCAATTACCAATACCATTTACGGTTGACAGCGCAATGACAGATCCGCCAGTAGAAATAATTGGATACGCAGCAGCCCAAATTGTATCAATGTGTTCAATGAACGCAGCTTCGTCCAAGATCAAGAGTGAGCCAGGAATTGAACGACCAGCTTGTTTTCCTGATGCTTTAGATTTGATTACAGACTTGTTTTCAAGTTTGAATGTGTGCTTGTTGTCTTCTAATATTTTAGGTTGAAGCCATGGAGGAAGTTCCGTATGCATGAGCTTGATACGGTCAATGATTTCTGTAGATTCAGCTTCACCCTTAGAAAGAATAGCAACAGTTTTATATGGATTAAACATACACATCCACAATGAATATGCAGCAATCAATGTCGTACAACCAGCCTGACGGAACTTTCTTAGAATATTAAATCTATGAGTAGCAAATTCTTTTACGATTGTTTTCTGGAAAGGGTACAAATCAAAGTTAACTAGCCCTCGCTTAGGGTGAGAAACTTTAATGTAATTGGAGATGAAGTATACCGCATCATTCTTACATTTTAAAAATTCTTCTTTAATTTGGTCGAAGGTCAGGTTATTATTATTCATATGTCTAAGGTTATTATATCCATATGTAGTAGAAAAGAAAAGGAATCTTTATGCTTAGATTCTATTAGAAGCTACGCTAAATCCTGTCCTCCTACTATGGACCTAAGAGTAAAAGTAGCTTATGATGCACCTTCTATCTATGAAGGGCACAAGAGCAACATACTACCAGAAAGTCCTAACGACAATGACATAATAGTTATGTGCCATGATGACATAGAGATTCTAAGTCATCACGAACATTTCTATCACTTCCTACAATTAGCTTTAAAGCGTGGTGTAGGATTTATCGGGGTAGCAGGAGCGACCCTTTTTGATACAAATGGTGCTTGGTGGCACTCCAGAAATGTAGGAGCAGCCAGAGGATTTGTTTATCAAGGGAAAGACAACGTATTTAGAACCCCTAACTACTTTGGCCCACAAGGTCAGGTAACGGTCCTAGATGGATGTTTCTTAGCTTGTTCTTATGCAACGCTTAAGTCTGTAGGGATAGAAAAACCTACATATTTAACAAGCGATTGGGATTTCTATGACATCCACATGACCAGCACGGCCCATTTTATGGGGCATAATAATTTTACTGTACCTATAATAATCAGGCACGAATCTGATGGTGAGATGCGTCAGGGATGGTACACCTCAAGAAATGAGTTCATGAAATTTCATGGACGAAACGTACCCATAACATTACCTTACAGCAAGACACATGGATTACCTAGTTAACTTTATTATTTGGAGTTTAGCGACTTTTGGAGCCGCTAACATTATCGTATACTCAAGTATATTCAACGAATTTAGAACTTGGATAAACTCTAAGAACAAGTTTTTATCTAAGTTAGTGAACTGTATACTCTGCATGGGCTTCTGGGTCGGTATTTTTTGGGGACTAGTGATCTGGAGCCCATCAGAGTATTTTATTCTTAAGCAGCAAGTACCACTTCAACCACTGGTTGATGCCATATTTAATGGATCTTTGGGTAGCTGCGTTTGTTGGTTGATTTACCTATCCATTGCAAATAGAATGGTAGGTAGGTGAAGATCACGTTCTAATGGAGCGTAGTCAACACCCATTGGCGCATGGTCCATTCGCCTTTAAACCAAAGTCTAGTTTTAGTAGCATAAAGCACCTCCTATAGTTATTTATATGAGAAAGACTTATTTTGTCGATATTGATGGGACACTTTTAGAGCATATTGAAGACTTTGAAAATATCGACAGATTTAAGCACTTAAAAGCCCTCCCAGGTGCGCGTGAAAAAACTGCTCAATGGCATTGTGAGGGGAGCATGATTATTCTCACTACAGCCCGTCCTGAGTCGATTAGAAGGCTTACGGAGGAGCAGTTACAGAACGCCGGGGTATTTTATGATATACTTCTTATGGGTATTGGAGGGGGACCCAGGATTTTAATTAACGACTACCAGTTTGATAAGCCATTAAAAGCATTTTCTTATAATGTTCTAAGAAATGTAGATGGTATAAAACATATCCCTTAGTCGTAGAACAAAAAAGCTAAATATCCATATGTAAGGA